TCTTATATTTAAATTGGTCAGATATAAAAGACGTACTTATCATATTATGTTGTGAAGACATTATTTATGTATGGTAGAATATTACATTTCGTTTTTATTTGAAATGTAATAATATAATTGTTCGACTGTCTAGAGAATGGGGAACCCGAAAGCACCTCCACTGACTCTCGCGACATTCCAGTTAACAGCAGTCACCACGAGTTCACGAGCCTGCGTAGCACCACCTCCAGCGGGGTAAACCCCAACGACGAAATTACCATCGACAAGAGTGGTAGCAGCGGTACTAGCAGCGGTACGTAAATTACCTGATAAGTTTACGTTAGTCAGCTTACCATAATTCGTGGAACCATCCGGGTCGACACTATTCATGTCTAATCCGTATGAATACATGTGGTACCCAACCTCAGACGGTGCTACGTGCGAATGCATGTAAGGTTGCACGTCGGAGAAGTAGTCAGCAGGCATCGCACCTAACCTACTCGTATTCTCATATTTGAGAGTAACGTCTTTGATAGGATCGTATTGGTCCAGCGCATACGAGGTATTGGAAGGGACTCCGGTCAGCTGAGATATCGCATTTTGAGCGATAGAAGAATTAGCACCGAACGGATTCATCAATACGGTACGACCGTAATTAGCAGCTAACAAAAAATCGTGTAAGGCACCGGCTTGGTTTGCCGTCTGAGACGAGAAAACTCTACCGAAACCACCCGGGCATCTCGACCAGGCTTCATTGTATTCAGCTACAGTCGCCGCATCAGCGGCGCCTTCACCGGCGATTACGGGACCGGCAGCTGCGCTGACCTGCACACCTGTCGTATCGTAAACATCACGAACCCCGAAGAACAACGATTTAACAGAATGATTGAATCTGATATCTGTCGCGAAGCTGCTTGCGGTCGCTGCGATGGAGGAAACGGAAGCAAGCTGAGCCTGTTCTATGACCATGTCTCTGGGAGCTCCACCCATCAACGTTCTCTCATCGTTCGTAACGATAGCGTAATTCGCCCATAATTTGGCTGTCACGGTGGCTGCCGCCGTAGCGGCAGGTGTCGCCATCACGAGACCATCACGAGATGTGTATTGAAGTAATCTATCCGCGGACCTCGTTTTGATTTGAATTCTCATATCATTGTAAGGAAGAGCCGCTGTAGGTAACGCAAGACCGGAATCTCTGGAATAGAAAAACGGTAAAGGTACGTTAAGTACAGTGGTGGTTCCTGTCAAAACCTGGGCATTAGCGTTCCACGCCGGGACGGTCGCGCCACTCTGACCACTCTCGTTGACTAATCCACCTAAACCACCCCCGATGCTAGCAGCGGGAACACCCTGGATGAAAACATCGTTCCCGGTCTTCTGATTTTTCATGTAAGTACCACCACCGATCATTTTCCTGTATACATCGACCTTACCGGCGGGTACGGTGAATGCGGACCAGAAATCTAAATGATCTCCGTTAAATTTAGCCGCTACAAGGTCGTTAAACGTGATGTAGCATTCATCGATAATCGCATGACCAACATTTTTGGTCCACGTGATAGCTGCGAGAGTACCAGCAGCCACAGCGGCTGCTGGTATTGGCGCAGTAGGTCCAACAAGTTCCAGGCGGAGCCATGTGTCAAGTAAATAATCACCAGCCCTGGAGATATTGAATGAGAAGTTCGTGTTGAAGCCACTCACGCCGTTAGCAGCGCTTAAAGTTGTAGGTACCTGAGTAAACCAAGTACATTTTCTAGTTTGTCTTACAAAATAAGTAAGCGCGTGTTTTCCACCGTATAAACGTTGTTCCATTTCACCATAAGTCGCCAGATCGATAAATCCAGACGTAAGATTTCCAAGAGAGTCAGACATGTTTTATATTAAGGAAAGAAACTTTTTTAAATATCTTTTTTTTATTTGTTATTTAAGCATTTTTTTTTATGATAGCAAATACAACGCATATGAATATAAACATAGATATAATTAAACTCGATAAAGAAATAAGAAACCTAATCACTAAAAACACGGTACGGGAACAAAAGGAGTTGAATATATTGAAATTATGCTATGAAAAAACTATAGATGTTGTTTTGAAAGCGGAATTGTTCAAACAATGGAACGAACTCGAAACCCGTGTTACGAAACATGATTTGGTATTCTATATACACGATGTATTAGAAGTATTAGATGATTATAAACAATATTTGAAAAAACCATCCAAGTTATCTTTTATGGGTAAGACAGAAACTACACATGATAACGATATATACGTGAATATAATAAAAACATATTTGAAGATCGCATCGAATTATTTACAAATAAGTACTTGTTTCGATCACATTTACACCCATTCATATATATGTGAGAATTGCGGAAACAAGGATAAGTTTGTTATTATAAATAATGAGTTATATATTTGCGAAATATGTTCATGTCAGCAGGTATTCAGCACAATCGATAAAACATCGTATGCTGATATTGAGCGGATAAATATAGCAACCAAATATATCTATGATAGAAAATCTCATTTTAAAGAATGTCTGGATAATTTCCAGGGTAAACAGTGTGTTAAAATACCAGATAAAATACTAGATAGCGTCAAAGAGAGATTAATGAATTATAAATTACATGATGATACATTGACGACAAATAAGTTTACAAAGGTAACTAAAAAGAATATTTTGAATGTCCTCAAAGAACTAGAATACAACAAACAATATGAAAATGTTAATTTAATTTATAATATTATAACAGGGAATCCTTTACCTGATCTCTCGGATCTAAGCAATAAGATATTACAGGATTTTGATTCGTTGTCCACGGCGTACGATCAGCACTTCTCCGATATCAGCCGTAAAAATTTTGTCAATACTCATTTCGTATTATACCAAATATTACATTCAAATGGTTATGAATGTAAACTGGAAGATTTCACGACTTTGAAAACAACGGATCGTAAATTATTTCACGAACATGTCGTAAAGACCTTGTTCGAACACCTGGGATGGAATTACAGATCAGTATTTTAAAATTGATTATACTAAAAGATTAAGTAATTAACAATAAACATGTTCTTTAGCATAATTAACAATCTTAACCTGTTCACAGTTATATTTTCTGCTAGAATCGCGCAGCTATATATAACACCAGGTTATATGACTCTTTGTGATTTATATTTATACTGGCTTCTGTTATATAACTTTTATACATTGTCCCCTGGAACCACTACCAAAAAATCGTTTATAAAACCTACTTCTCATACAATTGAACGAGACGATTTTCTATGTGATTACTGGGAAGCGGTGTCTGAGGACGATATCGATGTAAATTTAGAAAGGGATTTGAAAGATATAACGGCCCAATTTCAGAAATCTAAACAGATTTTGGATGAAATGGAAAAAAAGATGATAGTGACACCTTAAAAATGATTTTTGAGAGACAAAACAGATACAAAAATAACGAAATGGTAAATAACATGGAACAGAATATACTTAATAAGTTATCGATCGATCACCGAGTCACTGGTGATGTTAAACTTGTTGGATTTGGTTGGGATGGGAGCGTGGGTCATAGTCGATGGTTCGCTTTCAGTGGGAATGGTAATGTGTGTTGGTATGTACAGTTTGATGGTACTGACATAAGAATTGATTTAGCCGGATTCGATGATTGGTGTTATATCAGTCCGAAGAACACCGAAGGTTTTATAAACCAGGACTTTAGGGGGTGTAACCTTAATGGTTTCGACTTGTCATATAGCATTTTCATACGATGCCAGTTTGACATAGGAAGTATTGATTACGGTATTCATCTCAAAACAGAGTTCGTCGATTGCACATTCCACGAACCGCGTAATAGTTGAAGTTGAAACGGTATGAGTAAATAATTTTATATAAAAATTATTTATTATATGGATGAATCGTTTAGGTAGCAGCCGGTGTAGTATTGAAATGATGCTTGATATGAGTCTGTAAGTTGTAATAATGCAGTGGATCCTTCATAACACCCTTTATGTTCAACAACTTCTTGAGTTTCGAATCAGGAACAATCTGCCTTCTATCTTCCGGGTTCTGTAGGTCGTTGTTCTTAATGTAATCACAGATATACTTCGTTACATCCACTCTTGAATGTAACTCATCAGTATTCCAGCCAGTGAACTTCTGCATCTCAGACGAAACACTGACCGGTTTCAGGAATCCGGATGTATTACCTCCTCGCGTAATCTTCTTCTTCTTCTTGCACAAGACGACTGCGTTCTTCTTAGCGATGCGAATATGAGATACATGACCTCTGATAGTTTTAGTTATACCTGAATCAACCTTAAACGGTTTAAGATTCTTAATCAAACTGTTACATTCTACTATCATATGGTCGAAATACTCTACGAGCTCAGTTATGTCATCGAACTTTTTTCTCTCTGAAATATGCACGATTTCATCCTCTACGACGACAACATCCTCCTTCTCGGGTTCATCCTCCACGATGACAACCTCCTCTACGATTTCCTCCTCCTTAACCTCGGATTTAGCGAGTTTATTCATGTCTTCCTTCTTAACGCGGGAAGAACTCTTGGTTTTTTTAGTGCTGGGCATTTTATTATTAACTAGTCTGTCTTTAAACTGATTATTCAATTATAATGAATACTTATTACAATATTGAAAATAACCCACTGGATCTGGTAATCCAATCTCTAGCCATCGTGATTTAACTGGTTCCCAATCCTTGGAATTAATAGTAGGGGCTAAAAATTTACAATTTCTGTAAGCGTCTCTGGTGGGATTGGTTGGTCCATTTCCATTAAAATCACCACCCCCGAGACCTGGGTCTTGAGGTCCGTTTTTGGCAACCCAGTTGGTAGTATCATCGCAATTATCCGAGTAAAGTTGAGGGGATAATATATCGACATAGGCAGGATTTGTAAATAACGTTTGCACCAACTCATTAACTATGGTTCCTAACCCACCATGTACTTCATTGGTTGCAAAATAGCTTAATGTAACCATCGAAATTAAACCTGCTTCTTTGGTTGTTTGTAACATCGTTTTGTATTCATCAACCGAGGCATTGCCTGATTCAAGATCAAAACATATACCGTGATAACCCAATTCTTTAATTTTTGGTATTAACTCTATAGTCTTTGCTATATCTGCATGATCGAAAGACTGTTCTCCGTCGTCTCCCTTTCCTCCTCCGATTGATAATAGATTGAGTTTATTCTTCGTTTGCGGAGGGTTTTTTAAGGCATCTAGCCACGCCCCGTTAGCCCCGCTTGCTTTTGCTCCAGGGAATGTAATTCCGATATTTGACCCTTTCGGACCTGTAACAGGAGGGTCGGTCGCATGTCTAGTCCACGACCATAAGTAATATCCTTTTATTGGAACAGGTAAATCACTGGGGGTAGGGATTGGGGGATCCGTATGACACTTCCCTCCACATACCAACCCGGTGTCTCCACCAGGACATGTCCTACATATTGAATTGTTACAACAACCCAGCCCGCTACCGATTTTGCAGGACTTAGTATCGTCAATACAGCCAGAGGGGTCGTTTTTGTTATTTTTTGTTATGATCAGAATTACATATAAAATGATGAAAACAGTACCGATAGCTATAAGAAACATCCATTTTTTATCTATCATTTTTATTATATATATATATATTTAATTCTTCATTTATAACTTATAAAGCATGGTTTTAATAAACTTTTACTTACTTATATAAAATGGAAAATACAAATGGATTAATCCAACAATACGATAATTTAAAACGCAAGTGCTGTGATAAACAGACATCTGAATGGAAATCTTTACATGATACGGAAAGTCAAAACGATAATGAATGGTTGAAGATCTCACATGTATGGGGAGAGCATTATGTAGAGATGATGGAAAAACTAACGAAAATATCAAAAGCGAACAAAACCGGGCGTAAAATGGTGATTGATAAGGTGTTATCAGAACGATTAAAAATGTTCAGAAAAATGATACAGGTATCGAAACTTGATCCAACCAATACAGGACATATGTTGTCAGACTATTTCCAGGAAAAACAAGTAGATGACAACGGGGATATGTGGTGGTTAAACGAGGGCATACCACACGAGGATTATGAACTCCCAAGCATGCTGGCGCTTTTAGGACCCGGTGTTATTCAATCGGAAGATGTTAGAAGTTGGGATTGGCCTGACGCACAGGAACATGAACTAATCACGGCGTCGAACGAACTAGTAACTGTATATATCGGAGCAGCTGTCACAGCCATCGGTCATTTCAACCCGGCTGGTGTCAATAGCGAAGTGTTAATGGGTTTTAATAATCTCAATTGTGTTGTGTTTGAATTAAATTCCGCATGTACTTTTATAGCTCGGAGATGTTTCTATGGTTGTCACGCATTACGAGACGTTAATTTTCCTGAAAGCTTGAGTTTTATAGACTCGGCAGCGTTTGGAAATACTGGGTTGGTGACCGTAGATTTACCGAGTAGCGTTGACGGGATACGGAACTCCGCGTTCAAAGGATGTTCCAAGATGAAAACTTTAACCTTGAGATATAACGAGGATCTTGTAGTCGAAGAGAAAGCGTTTCAGGATTGTACTGAGCTTTCAGTTGTCAATTTAATAGGGGGGTCGCCTGAACAGTGGAAGGACGCGTTTATGACTTCCAGCAATATCTTCGATGGCTGTCCAAAACTGGAAGCGTTAAGGAAATCATATAAACAACCGACGGTTGTTGATTATCTCGTCAATGCTAGACTGTTGGAGATCGGGGCCTGGGAGGACGCGAAGAATACTGAATTACCAAGTGGGGGGTTTATCGAAGGTACATTCAACCAATACTAAAAGGTCATCGCTATATTTATTTTTTATTATTTCACAAATAATAAAAACATATAAATAAAGATTAATGAGTGATGACGAATATCAAGAAGAACAGGTTTGGGACGAAGAAGAAAACAATGATGACGACGAACAACTGGGTGACGAATTCAACAATGACGATCCTGATTTAGGATTTGTCCAAGAGTCACAAGTCGAACAACAATCGTATGTTCAAATGCAACACACGGGTGGGCAGATAGCTCTTAACCCGCGAGACCCATCTGATATGTTCAAAATTAAATTATATTCAATCAATAAATTACTAAATCCATCGGATGAATTCGCCAGATCCCCATTTATGCAAGATGACTTACTGAGTTATTTTGATTTGAGGAACCTGAACCCGTACGCTTTTGTTTTCGGGTTCATGTGTATAACCTATAACAATAAATTGAAAAAATACGAAATTAAACCAGAGGCTGTATTAGATGTTTATAAGATGTTTATACGGATGAATTGGGACGACCATCGTATAGTAGAAAACGTGGCACCACAGGATATTTTTAGGTACGCTCGATTTATAATGAAGAAGAAATACACTTCTTAGGTATAGATATTTCATCGTGTATGGGATTATTAAAAAAAGAAAAAGAAGGTATCATATTCATCAACGTAAAAAAAGGTTTCTGTACGAGACCATAAGTGTACTCAACAAAATCAATATGTTTATTCATCTTGTCGGTGGATTCCTTAAGTTCGAGCTTGATTTGATTTATTTCCAATATTATTAAATCTAGTTTTTTTTCAATAGACATTTTTTATTATTACTAATAATAAAAAAATGAATTATACTCCGTTCGTGGCATTTCTACGTTTCTTATTCTTTGCTATAAGTACTTTTTGGATGATGGAGTTTATAAATGATTGTGATGATTTAGAGACTACGACAGGTAACATAATATTCGTGACGTTAGTCGTATTGGTTGTGTTAGCGCATATAGTTTATACCAGACATAGACAGTTAAATACGACCTGATTAAAATGCGAATGATGGCGCCATATCCTCCTTTTTATCCTCATCGTTATCCTCATCGTTA